TGTTGAATACTAAACTTTATCATCTACGTTGGGTTGCTTCTAAGATTATACCGCAGTTCAATGACAAGATGGTGAATGAACACAAAGGAGATATAAGTTTTAAGATTGGATGGGATGATGGAAATGATGCATTATCTAACCAGCCAAAAAAAGTATAATGCACGCATCATGAGGTTCTGACATCAGATCCATAGCATATCCATAGCAATTTATTTTTTTGTTTGTTTTGCTTGGTTCGTTACGGTGTTTGAAACCATAAGGGTTTACGTTGCCAGGTAAAATAAAAAAAAAGTCTAGGGTTTCTGCGTTGTTTTTTACAAAGTAGTCTGCGTGGCACCCCCCAAAAACACCTGGCTGGGTAGTATAGTGTATTGTATCCCATCCTGAAGCTACAGCCATGTACGAACAATTATTTTCAAGCATAACAATAAACGAAAAAGAAATGAAAGTTGTTATTGAGTTCAAAGGTTTTGATACAACCGAGGAATGTGAATACTTTGTAAAAGATCTTTCACAATTTTTTTCTTTTAGTAATATTCAACACGATGTCGGCAAAAAAACAATCCACTGAGATTTCGAAAGAAGAATACAAGAAGTTAGAAAACATTGCTTCTTTTCTTACGCATGGGTTCACCATAGGAAAAGACAGCACTGTCTGGAAGGTAAATGTCAGAAAAAAAAATAATAATACCGTATCATCCAAGAAAACCACAAAGGGAGATACATCAAGCACTTGATAAGCATAGGTTCGCAGTAATCATAGCACATAGAAGACTAGGTAAAAGTTTGAGTGCTATCTTACATCTAATAAAGTTTGCATTCACACATACTTTACCAAATGTAAGAATGGGTTATGTAGCACCACAGTTTAAACAAGCAAAGTCTATTGCCTGGGATTATGTGAAACAATTTACAAAAGAAATACCAGGAATGAAATATAACGAAACAGAACTTCGTTGTGACTTTCCAAACGGTGCAAGATTAACATTGTATGGTGTTGATTCAAATCCTGATGCACTCCGTGGAAATTATTTTGATATGGTTGTGATGGATGAAGTTCAGTTAATAGATGAAGATATTTTTCCTAAAGTCATTCTTCCCAGTTTGGCAGATAGAAAAGGTAGATGCCTGTTTATAGGCACCCCCAGATCTACAAGAAACTATCTTTATGAATTATATAAAAAAGCGAAAGCTGATCCTTCCTGGTTCTGCAAAATCTATAAAGCTAGTGAAACAAATATTATAGAACCAATAGAACTAAAGCAGCTAAAGAACAACATGACCGATGAAGAATATCGGCAAGAGCTAGAATGCGACTTCTCCGCAGCCATTAACGGTTCGATCTATGGCAAGATTATGGATAAGTTAGATGGAGAAAATAGAATAAAAGATATAAATGTTGATCCAGGCTACCCAGTACACACTGCCTGGGATCTAGGAATAAGTGATAGTACAACAATTATATTTTTTCAGGAAATAGGCAGACAGTTATATTTTATAGATTGTGTATCCAAAACTGGAGAAGGCTTACCTTGGTTTATAAAATTTATAAAAGATGAAAAAGATTATGTGTATGGTAATCACTATGCACCTCATGACATCGAACAAAGAGATTTCTCGAATGGTTTATCCAGGAGAGAGGTAGCTTATCAGTTAGGCATACGATTTCGTGTGGCTCCGAAGCTGCCAGTAGAAGAAGGCATACACATGACGAGCATGATGTTGCAACGAAGTTATTTTGATGCAAAGAATTGTGAGTTGTTGATAGATGCTCTTAGACACTATCACCGCAAGTGGTCAGTGAATAATAAATTTTTTTCTAAACCAGTTCATGATTGGAGTTCACATTTTTGTGATGCTGCAAGAACTGCATCCGTTTCCTTACGAGAAGGCACAAGCGGAAAACAACCGCCACAACAGTTGGCACAAAGCGAATACCAAGTATTTGCATAGGATATGAAATGGGATTTTTAAAACCAAAAATTGAAATGCCGCCACCAGTTCCACCTATAAGTGATTTGCCTGAAGCACCATCTATAGATGATCCAAGTGTTGATGAAGCTGGGGAAGAAGCAAAGAAAAAAACTAAAAAGAAAAAAGGTAGAAAGTCTACCATACTTACTGGAATGATGGGAGATCAGAATACAGTAGAACTAAACAATCCAACTTTACTAGGAGGTAATTAATGGGTGCAACAGTAATGAAAGCTATCCCTGGTAATCAGGGTGAAAGCACAGACAAAAAAATGCAAGGCATGAATATGGCAAGCAATCTTGCAAATCAAACTTTTAAAACACAACCTTCAACAACACAACCAGGTGATCAAGGTAAAATGTCAAAAAAGAAAAAGAAAAAAAATCCAACTATCATGACATCAGTTATGGGAGTTACAGAAGATGCAGAAGTATCTAACCCAAGTCTTATGGGTGGTGGAAGTTACTAATGGGTGGTAGCACAACCAAAAGAAGCAGTGACAGTGGCGGTGGCGGAGGAAGCAGCTCTAACAATAATAACAATCAAAGTGTTAATGCTGCTAAAGATGCTGCTAAGAAAGCAAAAGAAAGAGAAGTTGCTGCTGGTAATAAAATGTATGGTGGTGCTGTTTCCAAAGCAGTAGATGATAGTTTAGTAAAATCAAAGAATGTAAAAGTTGGTAGTTATTTTAAAAAAGTTGGCGGTGATTTTATTCGTCTTGGAAATAAAGAAGGTGAAAGATTATACGCTGCTGGTGATCCTAGTGTCAGTAGATCTGTTATAGGAAACAAAGAAAGTCTAGCAATGAAGTATGGTGTTAGTGGTGGTGCAATGGGATCTGGAGATCCAACTGGTGCTATGACATCAACACCTATATCAGAAGAAATGTTACGAAGACAAAATTTAATAAAAGGAGTTGCAACAGCTGGTATGTCATTTGCAATGCCTGGTGTTGCTTCTACATTACTTAGAGCAGAAGCTGCCAGATCATTTACAGATTATGGTCAACCAGGTGAAGCATACGAAGATTACATGGAAGGCTTTGAAGCAAAACAACAAGGCAAAAAATTTAAAAGTAAAAGATCAGTACAATCTTTTGCTGGTAGAGTTGTAGATCAAATCAAGACAAGCATACTTGGTGGAGAAGGAGATAAATTAGGTGACTGATGTAAAAGAATTAATAAAAAGATTTTCACAATTAAAATCACAGAGAGGTACTTGGGATAGTCACTGGCAAGAAATCGCTGACTATGTTTTACCTCGTAGAGCTGATGTAACAGTTAAAAGAGCTAGAGGTGATAAAAGAACAGAAAAAATTTATGATAGTACAGCAATAAATGCAGCTGAACTATTAGCTTCATCTTTACATGGAATGCTAACGAATGCTGCATCTCCTTGGTTCTCAATGTCTTACAAAGATAGAGCATTGAATTTAGATGATGCAAGTATGGAATGGTTAGAAGAATGTACAAATCAAATGTACATAGTTCTAAACAGATCTAATTTTCAACAAGAGATACACGAACTATACCAGGATCTAATTACTTTCGGCACAGCTGGTATGATTATTGAAAAAGATGAAACATCTGGTTTACGTTTTTCAACAAGACATATCTCAGAAATATATATCCAGGAAAATGAGTTTGGACGAGTAGATACAGTCTTTCGTAAATTTAAAATGTCAGCAAGATCTGCTGTGAATATGTTTGGTATGGAATATGAAAAGATTGCAAAACTAAATCAAAACAATCCATACGAAGAAATAGAATTATTACATATAGTTTTACCAAGGGATATTTTTGATCCTAGAAAACAAGATGCATTAAATAAACCTTTTGCATCTATCTACTGTGATCCAGAAACAAACTTTGTTTTAGGTGAAGGTGGTTATGATGAGTTCCCATACGTTGTACCGAGATTTTTAAAATCATCAGTAGAGATGTATGGAAGATCACCAGCAATGGTTGCACTGGCAGATATTAAGATGATTAATAAAATGTCAGAAACAATTATTAAAGCTGCACAAAAAACAATAGATCCCCCTCTCCTCGTTCCTGATGATGGTTTTATTTTACCAATACGAACTGTACCTGGTGGATTAAATTTTTATCGTTCAGGATCAAGAGATAGAATAGAACCACTAAACACAAATGCAAACATTGGATTGGGTGTTCAATACGAAGAACAACGTAGAGATGCAATTCGTAAAGCATTTTATGTAGATCAACTTTTACTTGCACAAAGAGTAAACATGACTGCAACAGAAGTTTTACAACGTAACGAAGAAAAGATGCGAATGCTTGCACCAGTCTTAGGAAGGCTCCAGGGTGAAATGTTACAACCTCTTATCACAAGATGTTTTAATATTATGTTAAGACTAAACATGTTTCC